TATGCGGCCCGAAATATTTTTAGTGTCATCCACTCCTCTTGCCTCGGCACGTATCCAACGGTGACGAAAGCCAGCTGGGGCAGGTGGTGCATCTAGAGATGATGGGGGAGCCCAAGGCCGAAGCCTTTTTGTATTCTCCCGTGTGTCTTTCGCATGAGAGGAACGGTCAATACCCTCGAAACCCAATTTTTCTTCAGTTTTCTTGGTCAATCCCGTTCTCCTAAGTTATGTATTTCGCGTACTCTTCGTATGACACACCAATCTCTCTTGCGGCTTCGGCTTGACCCGGTGTGAGTTTGATCACGCGCTTGCCTCGTCCTTGTTTTTGGCTTGCACCACCGGAAGAACCCCGGCTTGCTCCCGCAACGGTTTGTTGGACGGAACCCCGTTGTTGGGCCCCTTGTCTCTGAGATTGCTCAAACCTGTGAGGAAATTCAGTTCGAAGGCGTTTATTCAGCTCATCATAGTACTCATCTCCCCGGGCGTCAAACCCTTCGTCAAGAAGGTCTTGGTGTATTCCGTAAGTGGCAAACGTCCGAGTTCTCTCCGACCCGAACCAAGGATTGTCCTTGGCCCAGGACTCAGCCTTGGGATCAGCCTGGGGTGCAGGTCTTTGTTGAGGTGCTTGTTGGCTCTCTGTTGAAGCTCCCTGCTGCGCTCTTCGGGCATCCGCCACACGCATAGCCCGCTGATGCTGCCCTTTTTCCTGCTGTGCAAAGTTTAATCTCTCTTGCGCGGCAAGGATACGGTCCGGATCATTGCGCATAAGAGCAGACTTATAGTCCTGACGCGCAGATTCCAACTGGGAGTCTACACGAGACCCAAACTCCTTCAAATACCCACTGTCAACCGAAGTAAGCCTTTGAGCGGTCTGAACCCTCTCTTGTGCCAACTGGTTATTCTGATCCCTGAGTTGGTCTCTCTCCCTCTCCGCATCGCGCATACGGGCGGTCATGCGAGCAATACGCTTCTCCACCTTTTTTCCGTATTCGGCGGTTTCGTCCTCGTCTTCTCCCACTGTGACAGTGTCTTCAGAATCCGCTCGGTGGGTTCGAGTAGATCGATCAGGCGTACCTACATCAATCTCTACCTCCAGCGACTTCTCTTGGTCAAGAACGTCATCCTCTCCCTGATTCTCTTCTTTCATCGTTTTTACCCTTAGTGCGACAAAATGTCGTTTGGATCCCCAATTGTGGCTAGTACCTCATCATCATTGATGATCCGGACCTCACCCCCTTCAATGCGGAAGCGACTTCCCGCGTACCTTGCAAAAATAATCCACTGCCGCTCCGTACACCACGGGCCGGCGGGAAACTTTTTCTCGTCTTTGTAGCAAAGTGGACCCTGCTTTAGGACGTACCCAACTACTGTCTGCAGTTGTGTGTCATCCAGAACTTTTCCCGGAATGACAATACCCCCATCCGTGGTAGCCCTTCCTCGAAAAGGAAGTATCACCATCCGCCAACCAGTAGGGTCCGGCATGCGTTCGATAAGGGATTTGTCAATGCTCTCTGGATCAAGAATTCTTTCTTTTGGGGGTTGGTAGGCTTTGCCTATCTTAGCTTCGATGGAGTCTGGTGAAGCGGGGACGGGGGTTTTTTGCTTTTTTGCTTGCTCTCTTTCTAACCCAGCAGCAAGGTGACCGGGTACAGCTATTCGTTGGCTATTGGACATTTTCTTGACGCTCTCTTCTGGCGAGGAGAGACAGGTACTCTTCCCTCGTGGATAGCAGCTGGTTTCGCAGGGCTATCGTTTGTTTATAAGTCTCGTGGTCGGAAATGTTTCCAGACAAAATCACGTCGTTTTTTTGCACTATATGCTCGTCCAAAAGGCGGACATACGCTCTTTCTACGTCCATTTAGCAAAACTTCCTCTCGTTATTGTATTTAGAGGACTATATCCTATTTATATGCGCCTTGAAACTTTGTTTTTAGGCCTCCCACCTTGCCGGTGGACCACTTCGAGTGTCTATATGGTTAAAAGATGCGTATAGCCCAAAGCCATACCCCTTGGGGTACTCGCTCACAAGGTAATAATGTACCTCGGTGGGGTTAATTGGGGTGCCTTTCAACACAAATACGCAATCCGCGGCCCTCCCCTCTAAGTGCTTCGAGCCTTTAGTGCCCCCCACCTTGGTGTTGTGCGCTTCACAGCGACAGCCCGAGTTGATTACCACAGAGCATTCAAAATGATCACACACATCTTGAATAACGCGAACAGTTTCTATGTCCGCCGTGTCAAACCCACACCTGCATTTGCAGGCAAATTCGCTCCTTGACAGATTTTTACTTAGATTTCCGATGTTATTTACTCCCTTGGGCGCTTTAACAGACAACTAAGGCCACGGGACTAGTTCTGAGCGCAGAACTGGGCAATCATTTCAGGCGTCCAGCTATCGGGGGCCTTTGCCACAACAATTTCACCCCGAGAGTCCGTGAAATAGCCTTCAACATAAACGGTGCCACACGCATGACTGGCCCCGGCCAAAACATCATTGGCATTGATCCCACAACCAGCCATCAGAAGTAATAATACTAAAGCGGTGATTTTTTTCATGTTAATTCTTTAGCTGCTAGTGTAAGACTTGCTGCGGGTCATTGCACCACCGCCCCGACAGGTCCCTTTTTTGACCTTGAAGGCGGTAGAAGGGGTCCTTTCTTGCTGAGAGCCAAAGCCCGTGGGTTTAGCCTTCGGGCAGTAAGGGTTGCTTGTGGTCGGGGTTCGTACTGTTCTCATCGCTGGCTTCCTTGGTTGTACTGTGGACGGAGTTTCATGCGCGTCAGATGCTCTTGCATGGCTAGGCGCTTCTGAGTCATCTTTTCATTCGACTCTAGGCGCTCCTCGAACTGCCCTCCCCTGTTTTCAAGCTTGTCATACTCGAGAGCATTGTCATCTTCGTGCTCTTTCGCATTCTGGTCAAGTTCCTGCTGCTTCAATTCAACTACAGGGTCACTGTCCGGCAGCTCTTGCTGGGCAATTTCAATCGCTTTCGCTCGAACCTGTTGTAGGCCTACCGCGATATACTGCGCAATAAGAATCTCCAGCTCAAGCTTGTCATCTTCCGTTGGCTGGGCATTGGTGCCTTTACGGCTCTGGAACTCGACAGCCGCCTCTTCCTCCGAAGCAATTTTCACGTGCTCCGTGATGTGCTTTTGCAGAGCTGTCATGACCGCAGGGTTTGAACTTGCCACACCGCTGGCGCTGAACAAGAGGTGGCTTTCTATGTGGGCCTGTGAATCCTGACCATCAAAAGCCTTCAATTGCAGGCCGTCTAACACATCTATGTGCTCCTGCGCGGGATCCTTCGGCTCAGGCTCTCCTGTTGGAGGAGGCTTCAGCACAGAATCGATATCCGGGGTGCCCATGGCCTCGTGCATGCGGCGATATGCCTCGTACATGTTGTGCATGTCAGGCACTTCCTTGGCCAAGGCAAGTTGCGACTGGGCCAAAGTTATTCGCTGCGTCTGGGAAAAAATATTGGGGTCGGAGACAGGTATAACATCCACCTGCCCATCAAAGTCCTTTTGCAGGCTCACGCCTTCGTCAACTTCGTATGGGTACTCCAGCTCCGGTTGTTTGGCCATGGCCGCGCTTAGAAGCTTGAACTCCCGCTTCATCGCTGCATGCAAGCGCTTGTGTACAGCGCTCATGACCTTGGAGCCCTCTTCCAGCAAAGCCAGTGTGGTGCCTACCGCAGCCTCTTGGTTGCCGTCGCCAACCTTCAGGTCAGTTATCGCGGCAAAGCGCTGGCCAGCCTCAACAACAAAGCCCAAAAGAGCAAACAAAGTCTGGTCCGGACCTTTGAATGGAAGCGCCATCATGGCATCCGCAACCCGCCCGGAAGGAACATCGATGTCCCTGAACTCACCCGGGACCAATGGCTCACTGGACTGCGCAATTCGAATACCACTTGCCTTGTAGCCGGCAGGAAGGTTAGCAAACGTGCCCGCGTCAATTAATTGACGAAGAATGCTGCCGGCCGCATCGGCCATGTTGCCAATAGCGTGGGTAAGGCCAAATCCGTAAAAACCCAGACCCGGTAGGAATTTGTAATGCACAAAATAGTCCAACTTCCTGTAATCCGGATCCTGCGCTTCGTAATTTCTGGAAATGCGCAGTACCTCTGAGGAGTCCTCCACCACGGTAACAATATAAGGGAGCTTTAATCCAGTGGGTTCCCCTTCAGCGTCCTTGTGCTCAAAGCCCTTTAGGTCAAGTTCCACGTGGAACTCTATCAGGTCAACTTCGTAGTCGTTTTGCGTAGGGGAAACACCTTCCACCTCGTTCTTTTTCTTTTTGACCTTGCCAACCTTAGCTTCGCCTGCGCGTACATCAACGTCAGGCATG